ATTTGACAAAGCACTTGTCTGACCGCTTTGGCGTGTCTGAGAACCGTGCACAAACGCTGGTGCAGACGGAATCCGCGCACTTTGCAAATCAAGCGCAGTCCGATAATTTCAAGGAACTTGGCGTTGCAAAGTATGAGGTTGTTGCCGCACTGGACAAAAGCACCTGCTATATTTGCGGCGACATGGACGGACAGCAGTTCCCCTTATCAGAAGAAAAACCGGGTGTCAATGCGCCGTTGTTTCATGCCCGCTGCCGCTGCTGCAAAGCACCGGTGGTGGAGGACGAAACGCCCGGTGGGGAGCGTGTTGCCCGTGGAGAGGACGGCAAAACCTACTATGTGCCGGAAGATATGACCTATAAGGAATGGGCGGAGCAGCACGGAGATGAAAGTAAAAAGAGTGTTGCCAATGCTGAAAACGATGGTATAATAAAAGCAGTAAGTGGCGGCAGAATAACCAACCCTTATGGAAAAGCTGCAACTGCTCATGCTGAACGCTATTATGGACTTGTAAGAAGTATGAAGACGGACGTTTCACGCATTGCCAAAAGCACAGGGCTTCCAGAAGATGATATACAGCGAATTAAGAACTTTATTTTTCTTGAAAAACATGACTTAGGGCATGGGCAACCGGAATACTTTGCTCCAGACTTTGCAATGGCTCAGTCTTGGCAAAGGCTGATTGGCGGAAAAGCAAAACCACACGATTTAACGTTGTTGCGCCACGAAACACTAGAAAACAAACTTATGGACACCGGGATGTCGCAGAGTGAGGCACACATTCAGGCAAGTAAAAAATATAATTACACAAAGGAAAGTGATGATTACTATGGTGCGCTTAAAAAACATAACAATAAATAACCGTACAGCAGAAGCTGATTTTATACCGGAAGATAGTAATCAGCACGGTCATGTTGTTGTAGACCTCTCTACGGAGGAAATATTAAGCTGTGAAGAAGTTGAGGGATATGGAATGTCCTATCCGGGCCATGCCGCTGCCAAACTTGTTGACCTTGCAAAAGAACACAGCCAAGAAAAAGAATGCATGGTAATGTGGTACTAAGCCGCCCGGTACACGCCCGGCGGTATTTTTACGCTCAATTTTAGTAAACGGAGGTTGAAAAGTGAAAGCAATTTTGTTTTTCTATCTTTTAGGCTGGCAGATTCCAACATGGGCTATTTGCTTTTGGCTATTGTGGTCTGTGCTGGCAGTTAGTATCTTTATTGCAGCATTCAAAAGGTTTCAACATCGTAAAAAATAATTTCAGAAGCAGGCAGCCGTTTGGCTGCTTTTTTCATACCAATTTTACAGGAGGTAAAACATGACAAAAGAACAGGCAAAGGCACTTGGCCTTGATGATGCGGCAGCTGAAAAAGTCGCTGCTGAATCTGCCAGGGAGCTGAAAGAGTACGTCAAGAAGTCGGATTATGACGCTGCAAATGCAGCAAAGGCACAGCTTGAAAAAGACGTTGCTACCCGCGATACCCAGATTGAACAACTGAAAAAGTCCGACCCGGAGAAGCTGCAGCAGACCATTGACAAACTGCAAGAGGACAACACCAACAATAAAGCTGCCTATGAAAAGCAGCTAAAAGCACAAAAGGTGGACAGTGCCGTGCAGCTGGCGCTTGCAAGTTCGGGCGCGCTGAACGCCAAGGCTGTGCGTGCTCTGCTGGATGTGGACACCGAAAAAGCCGAGTTTGCAGAGGACGGCACCCTGAAAGGCTTGTCCGATCAAATCAAAAAGCTGCAGGGCGCCGAGGACAGCAAAATGCTGTTTAAGGCAGCAGACTCAAAACCGGTGCTTAAGGGGTTCAAGCCCGCCGAGGGAAGCGATAAAACGCCGGAAGCAGGCGGTATGAATGATTTCTTCGGCGCTTTTGAAAAGGGTGCCGGAATCGTGGAAAACACAAGTGGAGGTAAAGAATAATGGCAAATTCAATTGAATTCGCGAAACGGTTTATGCCGTCTATCGACAAAATCTATAAGGGCGCGTCCGTTACGCAGGGCATGGATGCCGCCAGCCAGCCGGATTTTACCGGCGTTGACGAGGTGAAAGTGCTCAAAGTCAGTACCACGGGCCTTGGTGATTACAGCCGTCAGAATGGTTATCCGAAGGGCGACATCACCGCCGCATGGGAAACCATGAAGCTGACCGAGGAGCGCGGCAAGGAAATCAGCATTGACCGTCTGGACAATGAACAGACGCTGGGTTTGACTTTCGGCGCGGTGACCGGTGATTTTATGCGCACACAGGTTATTCCGGAACTGGATGCTTACCGCTTTGCAAAGTACGCCAGTGCATCCGGCGTGCAGAAAGCAGCCGCCGCGGCGCTGACAAAAGACACTATCCTTGCAGCAATTGATGAAGCCAGCCGAGCCATGGATGAAAAGGAAGTGCCGGGTGAGGGACGTGTGCTGTACATCAACAGTGACCTGAAGCCACTGCTGAATCAGGCGGTTGCCCGCCAGTGGGGCAGCGACAATGGCATTTCTAACCAGCTTGCCGGGTACAACGGCATGAGCATTGTGTATGTGCCGAAAACGCGCTTTTACTCCGGCCTGACCATGAACGACGGTTCTACCAACTGGGGCTATGCAAAGGGCACCGGCGCGGCGGACATCAACTTTATGATGATCTACCCGCAGGCAATTTTCCAGGTAGTCAAGTTCAGCCTGCCCAAGGTCTTTACGCCAGATGAAAACCAGACGAAAGATGCATGGCTGTTCCAGTTCCGCGAATACCACGATGCTTTCGTATATGAAAACAAGGCAGACGGCGTGTACGTCCATGCAAAGCCAACAGCCTGATAGGAGGAGGCAGTAAACAATGAAAATCAAACTGGGCGGAATTGCCCGCAATATTGATGAAAAGCACTTGCAGGTATACAAAGACAAGGGCTATGAAGTGGTGGAGGAGCCTACTGCCCCAGTACTGGAGCCGCCGGAAGTGCCGAAGGAACCTGCCGACCCTGACGCGGGCAGCAAAAAGGCAGCAAAATGACCGCCGTGCTGGAGGACGTAAAAGCCCGCCTTGCAATGTTGGGTTACATGGTGCAGCCGGAAGATGCATGGGCGCTTAATTACTGCATCGACCGGGCAGGGCAGATTATTTGTGATGCCTGTAATCTTGACGCGGTCCCGGACGGCTTACATGATGCACAGGTTGACCGCGCCTGTGGAGAGTTTTTGCAGGCGAAGTATTCGACCGGAAAGCTAAGCGAGGAAACTGCGCAGGCGGCGGTGCAGTCCATTAAAGAGGGCGACACCACGGTGCAGCTCTCCACCGGCAGCAGCCTAACGCAGCGCATGGCGGCGGTGATTGCCACTTTGCAAAAGGCGGGCGAAAACGAATTTGTAAAATATAGAAAGCTGGTGTGGTAATGAGCATGGTGGACACAATCCGGGCAGCGCTGGGGACGCTGTACACTGGCAAGTGTGATGTAATCGAGCACCGCCCTGTGAAAGATGGTCACATTACACGCAGCGAAGAAATAACGGTGTTGACCGACCAGCCATGCAGACTATCCTTTGACTCTATCCCTGCCGCGGATAATGCAGACGGCGGCGGTGCGGCGCTAACGCAGGTCACAAAGCTGTTTTTGCCGCCGGGTGTCAGTATTAGACCTGGCAGCAAAATAACCGTGACACAGAACGGCCAAACAACGGCTTACAGCCAAAGCGGACAGCCTGCTGTGTACGAGAGCCACATAGAAATCACGCTGCAGCTGTTCAAGAGGTGGGCATGATGGGCGGCAGCGTTGAATTTGACTTCCACGAATTTGAGAATTTCGCGGCGCGCTTCCAGCAAATGGCGGATGGTCTGGACGGCTTTTGTACACAAATGGCAAAACAACTGGCGGCGGAACTGCTGCGCAAGTGCATCAAACGCACACCGGTAGATACGGGCAAGCTAAAGGAAAATTGGCGTACTTCTGCGGTCGAAAAAGTCGGCGATGCTTATACGGTCGAGGTATCAAATGAAACCTTATATGCTTCTTATGTGGAATACGGTCATCGTACTGCTCACTCAAAAGGACAAATATCTTTAAAGCGTGCAAAATCTACGGGGCAGCGCTGGGTGCCCGGCAAGTTTATGATGACAATATCTGCGCAGGAAGTTCAAAACAGCATGGAAGCAAAAATTGAGCGTGCGCTGGCAAAGTATATGGAGCAGATGTTAGATGGTAAATGACATTATACAGGGCATTGCGGCTGCTGTTACAGCGGTCAGAAATGTAGAATTTTACGACAGCGAAGCAGAGCAGGACTTTGACCCGCCCTGCTTTTTTGTGCAGACTTTGGAATTCAGCCAGACGCCGGAGCCAAATGCCAGGCAGCGGTGGATGCAGCCGTTTGATGTGCTCTATTTTCCGGCAGAGGACGAGAATCGCCCGGAACTGTACGAATATGCGGAGCAGCTGGTGCAGGCGCTGAACATTATCACACTGCCCAGTGGCCGCAAGCTGCATGGCAGCAGCATTCGGTATCAGATACAGGGCGGGAACTTGCACGTTTTTGTGTCCTACAATGTGCTGCTGGCACCCACGGACGTTCTGGCCGAAACCATGGGCAGTCTGCAGCAGACAGAATTTGTAAAGGGGTAATTTTATGGCAGACGAAATGCGACCGCAGGAAGCGGCGCGCTATGACAAAGAGCAGTTGCTACAGTCGGCACGATACGCGGGAAAACGCGATTTGCTGACGGCACTGCTAGAGGATGGCAGGCTGTACAGCCATGAAGAAACGGTAGCATTGCTTGAAAATTATTTGAAAGGAGCTGTGAAATAATGGCACTTGGAGGCGGTACGTTTACCACGCAGGACAAAATTCTGCCTGGCGCGTATATCAACTTTGTATCCGCAAAGCGCGACACATCCGCACTTTCTGAACGCGGCATTGTGGCTATGCCCTTGTCACTAAATTGGGGTACAGAGGGCGAAGTTATCACCATTACGAAAGACACATACAATCGGCACTGCCGGGAGGTACTGGGGTATGACAAAGATGCACCAGAAATACTGCCGGTGCGGGAAATGTTTCAGCATGCACGCTTGCTGTATATTTACCGGCTGGGTACTGGTTCGACTGCCGCGGCAAATGAATTTACAACCGCAAAATGCGGCGGTACACGCGGCAATGACGTCAAAATTGTAATCCACCCCAATGTGGATGAAGCTGCAAAATTTGACGTCACCACGCTGTTGGACAACGTAAAAATTGAATCTCAGACGGTTGCGGCTGCATCAGAACTGGCAGACAACGATTTTGTTATCTGGAAAAAGGACGCCACACTGAAAGCTACAGTAGGCACACCTCTCACGGGTGGAACAAACAGTGCCGCCATAACGGGCGAAGATTATCAGGCGTTTCTGGACAAAATCAGCACCTACAGTTTTCATGCCTTGGGCTGCCCCACAGACGACGAACCCACCAAAAAGCTGTTTGCGGCCTTTACCCACCGGATGCGTGAGGAAGTCGGCGCAAAGTTTCAACTGGTCGGCTACCGTATGGGCACACAGAATTACGAGGGCACTATTTCTATCAAAAATGCCTGCAAAGGAACGAATGAACCGGATTACGGCCTAGTTTACTGGCTGACCGGCGCCGAGGCTGGTTGCACCGTCAACGCCTCCTGCGGGAACATGGCCTATGACGGCGAATACACCATTGATACACCATATACGCAGACACAGCTGGAAGATGGTATTTTAGCGGGTGACCTGCTGTTCCATGCAGTTGGCGGGGAAATCCATGTGCTGGAAGACATCAACACCTTTGTGCAGCCGACTGCGCAGAAAAACAAGGATTTTGGCTTGAACCAAGTTGTACGGGTGCTTGACCAGATTGCAAACGATGTGGCAGCAATGTTTGACGCCCGTTACCTTGACAAGGTGCAGAACAATGCTGCCGGCCGGTTGGCACTTTGGAATGAACTGGTTACTTATCATAAGGAGCTGCAGGAGCAGGGTGCAATCGAAAATTTCAACAGCAGTGATATTCCTGTGCCGGAGGCGGTTGGAAAGCGCGGCGTTTCCGTTTCTGAAGCGGTCACACCTGTTTGCGCTATGGAGCAGCTCTATATGAATGTTACGGTGCAGTAAGGAGGTATTTAAATGAACGGCACAACCATGAATATTGAAGATACGTTGTCTGCTGCCGAAGCGGAGTGCTACATTACGTTGGATGGCAAGCGATACAAGGCCATCAATGCCGTGTCGCTGGAAGCGTATTTCACGAAAACAAAAAAAGAGGTTCCTATCCTTGGTCGCAAAATCAAGGGCAACCGTACCATCGGCGGCAAGGGCACCGGAAAAATGACCGTGCATATGATCACTTCCATTTTCCGAAAGAAGATGATTGAGTACATCAATACCGGTAAGGACTTTTACTTTGATGTGCAAGTGACGAATGAGGACCCAACATCCAGTGTCGGTCGGCAGACGGTTATTTTGAAAGGCGTCAATTTTGATAAAGCTCTGCTTGCCAAATTCGATGCCAACGGTGAGGTGCTGGACGAGGACAGCGATTTCACATTCGAGTCGGTCGAAATGCCGGAAGAATTCAATATGCTTGCAGGAATGCAGGTTTAATTTTATGGAGGTAAATTATGGACGCAAATATTACATCTGAGGCAGTAACAGCCGAAGCAGCAGAAGCCACACCAGTGCAGGCAACCAGCCTTTCTGCGTTTATGAAAGGCAACGTGAAGCTGCCGGAAAACGTCAAGTATGCGGCTACTAGCCGTATTACCGACCCCGCTACCGGCAAACCAATGGAGTGGGAAATCAAGGCGCTACCGTCCGGCACCATTGCAAAGTTGCGGGAAAGCTGTTCCCGCATGGTTCGGCTGCCGGTCAAAAAAACTTTTTACACGCAGCAGACCGACCAAGAAAAATACATGGAAGCGTTGGCGGTGGAGTCCACTGTATTCCCTGACCTTAATGACGCAGCACTGCAGGACAGCTATGGAGTGATGGGCGCGGAAGCCCTGCTGCACGCATTGTTGTGCGTTGGCGGTGAGTACGACGACTATGTGGCAAAAGTGACCGAAGTCAATGGCTACGAACCGGATATGGACGAACTCAAAGATAACGCAAAAAACTGATAGAGGGCGAGCTTGCAGATGCCGATGCAAACTACGCCTTTTATTGTTTTATAAAGCTGCATATGCTGCCGAGTATATACATGGCGCTGCCAGACAGAGAAAAAGCGTTTTTGCAGGAATGCATAGACATTAAAGTGAGAGATGACGCAAAAGCAGCGCGGCGGGCCAGGCTAGGGGGGTGACAGAATGGCAACCATATCACAGTCGCTAAAGCTCTACGATGGCATGAGCCCGGTGCTCCACAACATTGTAGGCGCAATGAATACCATGATTGGCAGTATGCAGCGTGTACAGCAGGCATCGGGTAATATGATGGAAGTGAAATCCTTGAACGCCGCAAAAGAGCAGCTGAACAATGCTACGCGTGAATATGACAAAATGAGTCAGAATATCCGCGGATGCACCGAGCAGCAGGAAAAATATACATCCAGCGTGAAAAACAGTACGTCTGCAGCAGACGGATTATGGTCAAAGGTAAAAGGCATTGCAGCAACTTATATTAGTATGCAGGGCTTGAAAAACGCTGTTGACGTTTCTGACCAGTTGGCACAAAAGCAGGGGCGGCTGAACTTAATGGTTACAGATGGCGGTAGCGTGGACGCTTTGGAGCAAAAAATTATGGCTTCGGCTAACCGCTCCCGGTCTGCCTATATGGATACTGCGCAGGCAATTTCTAAAATGGCACTGAATGCCGGTAATGCGTTTAACAACAACGATGAAATTATTGGGTTTATGGAGCAGGTGAACAAGCAGTTCGTGATTGGCGGTGCATCCGCACAGGAGCAGGCTTACGCGATGACACAGCTGACACAGGCCATGGCTGCCGGCACCTTGCGCGGGCAGGACTTGCACAGCGTACTGGAGGAAGCACCTGAAATTGCGCGTGCTATTGAGAAGTACATGAAAATTCCGGAAGGTGCAATCAGGCAGTACGCCGAAAAAGGAAAGGTTACAGCAGAAGTCGTAAAAAATGCGCTGCTTTCTTCTGCTAGTGAAACAAACGCTAAGTTCAATTCTATGCCGAAAACCTTTGGCCAGATGTGGACGGTGTTTAAAAATGAAGCACTCGTGGCGCTGAGACCGGTTCTGGAAAAAATGAATCAGTTTGCCAACAGCAAGCAATTTGAAGAATTTGAGGCTCATGTAATAGCGGTTTTGCCAAAAGTCGCGAATGTGCTGCTGCAGGTGTTTCAGATGATTGCACAGGTTGGAAATTTTGCAGCACAAAACTGGAGAATATTAGCGCCAATCATTTTAGGCGTTGCAAGTGCCATGACGATTCTAAAGACTGTGACGCTGCTACATAATGCAGCCGAAGCCATCCACAATGGATTGGCTGCCATTTCTGCAGCGCGTGCAGCAATTAAGACCGGTGCTACATTGTCGGAGGCGGCAGCAACTACAACCGCCACCGGCGCACAAGTAGGTATGAATGCTGCTCTGCTTGCCTGCCCGCTGACATGGATTGTAATCGGTATTATCGCAGTTGTTGCAGCCATTTATATGGTAACTGCCGCAATCAACAAAGCACAGGGGACCAGTGTATCCGCAACAGGCATTATTTTTGGTGTCTTCGCTACTGCCGGCGCTCATATTTTTAACACCTTTGTCGTTCCTCTGCAAAATGGTTTTGCCATGCTCGGAAACTTCCTAATGAATGTGTTCAAAAACCCTGCGGCGGCTGTAAAGGTCCTTTTTGCTGATTTGGCGTTAACCGTGCTCGGCTACATTCGGAACATTGCGCAAGGTTTCCAGGATTTGCTCCGTCACATCCCTGCATTTCGCAATTTAGACCTTACAAGCGGTCTTAACAGTGCTTACAACGCTGTGCAGGGTTTTAAGGGGCAGACCGAAAAAGAGTCCGGCTATACCGAGTATTTCAAAAAGATGGACTATATGTCTTATTCCGGAGCTGCCGCTTCCGGCTACAAAGCAGGGCAGGGGGTGGATGCGAAAGTATCCAGCCTTTTTGGAACGCAAAGCCAGATTGATGCCATTAAAAACGAAATGTGCGGTAAGTCTGGTCCTGCACTGACCGGAATCAGCGGTGATACAAAGAAAATTTCCGATGCGGCTACCAAAACAAAGGAAGACCTGAAGTATTTGCGTGATATTGCTGAGCGGGATGCGATTAACAAGCTGACTACTGCAAACATAGCCATCAACATGGGCGGCGTCACCAACCACAATGCTTCTGATATTGATGTGGATGGCGCGATTGACCGTATGAACAAATCATTGTGGAACGCAGCTGTTTCCGCAGCAGAGGGGGTGCATAACGCATGAGTATGTACAGCTTTTTCTTCGACAAAACACGGCTTCCGGTGACACCAAGCAAAGTCACCATGAAAATCAACAACCGGAATGAAACGGCCAGCCTGATTAACGACACGACCATTAACCGGCTGAAAGCACCGGGATTGACGGATATTTCTTTTTCTGCAATGTTTCCACTGCTGAACATCTATCCTTTTGCAAAATACACAGTGCGTTATACACCTGCGGAATGGCTGGCGTATTTCGAGCATCTGAAAACGCAGCGTGAACCATTTAAATTCATCCTGCTTCGCTGGTCACCAGACAATAAGCCTTTGTGGGATACAAACCTGCAGGTTTCGCTGGAAGATTACGAAGAAGTTGAGGACGCGGAGGATGGCGATGATCTTGTTGTTAATTTCAACCTCAAAACTTTTGAGGACTATAACACAAAAACATATACCACCGTAAAAACTGCATCCGGCATCACAAAGGCAGTGGTTAAACAGTCACGTCCGGTGTCCAGTAATGCACCGACAAAAGTCAAAGGGAAAACGTACACGGTAAAGCAGGGTGACTGCCTTTGGACGATTGCCCGCAGGTTTTATGGTAACAGTACCCAGTGGCAGAAGATTTACACTGCCAATAAAGCGACGATTGAAGCTACAGCCAAGAAATACGGCCGTGCCAGCAGTTCAAACGGCTGGTGGATCTATCCCGGAGAGGTGCTGAACATTCCATGAGCCAGAAAACAATGCTTGACCTGCGTTATCAGAACCGCGGCGTGTGGTACCAGCCCTCGGTGCTGGAAGGGATGAAGCTGGAAACCTGCCGCAGCGGCAGCCCTGGCGTGCTGACTTGGGAAATGTACACAAACCATGTAACAGACCCTGGTGACATTGTGGAGCTGCGGGACTGGAACAGTTGGAAGCTGTTTCACGGGCGCGTCTTTACGACGCAACACGGAAAAGATGGAAAAATCAAAGTGACCGCTTACGACCAGCTGCGCTTTCTGAAAAGCAAGGACACGATTATTTATGAAAATCTGCGTGCAGATCAGCTGATTCGGCAGATTGCAGGCACCTATCACCTTACTTGTGGAGAACTCCAGAACACCGGCCACACGGTAAAGACGTACAATGGCGACAATAAAACACTGTTTGACATTATCGGTGATGCTTTGGATGCCGCACTTCTGGAGAAAAACGAACTGTATATTCTCTATGATGATTTCGGCGCAATCACGCTCAAAAATGCGTATGGGATGCGCATTCCAATCTTGATTGATGGAAGCAGCGCGGAGGATTACGACATTCAGAGCAGCATTGACGGTGAATCCTACAATCGTATCAAGCTGGTACATGAGGACAAGGAAAAGAATCAACGGGATGTGTATATTGCGGAAGACAGCCTCAGTCAGAACAAATGGGGCGGTGTGCTGCAATTTTATGACACCATTGAGGACACAACAAAAGCAGTGGACAAGGTTAATAAAATGCTGAAGCTGTACGATACGGTACAGCGCAGTGTCACAATTAAAGGTATCAAAGGGGACAACCGTATCCGTGGCGGATGCTGTGTATACGTCCGCATGAGCATGGGGGAGGTTATGCAGAACGGCTGGATGGTTATCAATAAGGCCACGCATACCTGGAACGGGAATTCGCATTTGATGGATCTATCGCTGGAGGGAGGCGTATTCAATGCCGGCTGAGGAACTACTGAAAACAATTAAGCAGATTGTAAAGGATACGGTGGAAGCGGACAAACCCGCAACGGTGATGTACGGCAAAGTTGAAAGCGTGTCCCCGCTCAAAGTGCGGGTTGACCAGAAAATGCTGATACCCGAATCTCAATTAATTCTTGCCTGCAATGTCACACAATTTCAGACACAGTGCAATTCCGGCAGTGAGCAGATTGTGTGGACTGTACATAATGAGCTAAAACAGGATGAGGGCGTCATTATACTCCGCGTCCCCGGTGGGCAGCAGTTTGTAATCATTGACCGTACAAAAAGTCAGGCATTTTCAGGTGGCGGTTCTCCTGACCCGGGAGACGATGTCGGCAGTGCATCCAACAAAGGCCTTAGCAGTGCGGTGCTGGCATATAAGCCACAGATGGAACAGATAGCTGCCCGATACGGCATGACTGCATATGTGCCGCTTTTACTGGCGGTCATGCAGCAGGAATCCGGTGGCACCTTGCCGGACGTGATGCAGGCAGGTGAGGGTGAGTACAACACAAAATACTTGCCCCGTCGGCCAAATGCAATTACAGACCCCGCTTACAGTATGGAATGTGGTGTACAGGAGCTGAAAAAAGCACTTGGGACAGCAAAAGCGACCGGTCCCGGCGACATTGCAAGAATCAGCCTTGCACTGCAAATCTACAATTATGGCTCTGGTTTTTACCTTGGCAGGGCAGACGACAAGTGGAATGGCTGCAAAACATGGAGTCAGTCGGCAGCGATATCTTACCACAACGCAACCGGAGAGGGAGACCCCTATTATGTATCCCATGTACTGCGCTACTACAATGCAGCATCCGGAACCGCTGCGGGAAGCAGCTGGTCAAAGTTGAAAACCGTGGGAGACAGCCTGTTGGGCACGCCGTATGTGATGGGCGGTAATACGCCGCATGCCGGTATGGATTGCAGCAGCTTTGTCTGCTATGTATTCACGCACGCAGGTGTGCACAATATGCCACGAACGACCGCACAGGGCATACACGATACCTATTGTACGAATGTCAGCAACCCGCAGGCGGGAGACATTGTGTTTTTTCAAGGCACTTACAACTGCCCGGATAAAATCACTCATGTTGGCATTTATGCAGGTGATAATTCCATGCTCCACTGCGGAAACCCGGTAAAGTACACCACACTGAACACAGATTATTGGAGGCAGCATTTTTACTGCTATGGGCGGGTGAAAGCATGATACCATACAGTGACGAACCTGAATCGTTTGAACTGACAGACGAACCGCAGGCAACAAGAACGTACAAGTTGTTCCCTGCAGAACACGCTGTAGCTGGATTAACGGGTGGCGTGGACGCACTTAGACAAGCCATTTTTCTGATGTTGAGCATTGAACGCTATGAAAATCTGATTTTTAGCTGGAATTACGGGCTGGAGCTGGCAGACCTTTTCGGTATGCCAAAGGCTTATGTGGAGTCAGAATTAAAGCAGCGCATCCCGGAGGCACTTTTGCAAGATGACCGCATTAACCGTGTGGACGGCTTTTCTTTTGAAGAAGTTGGAAACAAAATTACTGCTTATTTTACCGTCCATAGCGTCTATGGCGATTTACAGGAGTCAAAGGAGGTGGGTGTGGCGTAATGTATGAAAATGTTACTTTTGAGGGCATCATGCAGGGAATGCTTAACCGGATACCGGACAGCTTCGACAAACGCGAGGGCAGCCTGATTTATGACGCATTAGCTCCCGCTGCCGCCGAATTGCAGATTGCTTACATAGAGCTTGACAATGTGCTGAACGAAGCATTTGCCGATACAGCCAGCCGAGAATACCTTGAAAAACGTGCAGCGGAACGAGGACTCACACCATACGCGGCTACGCAGGCAGAGCTGCTGGGAGAACTCAAAGGCGCAGATGTGCCAATCGGGACGCGTTTCCTGCTGGACGAACTGCATTATATCGTGACAGAGAAGAAGGACAATACGCATTACAAACTGCAGTGCGAAATACCGGGTACTGCGGGCAATCGTTACTTTGGCACACTGACTCCGGTCGATTATATGCGCGGCCTTGAAAGCGCGAGTTTGCTGGAACTGCTTGTCCCTGGAGAAGATGGGGAGGACACAGAGACTTTTCGGCAGCGGTACTTAAACAGTTTGAGTGCGTCTGCTTTTGGGGGAAACATTGCGGATTATAAGGAAAAAGTTAGTGCAATCGCTGGGGTCGGCGGTGTAAAAGTATATCCTGTTTGGGCAGGTCCTGGTACTGTCAAA